ATGACAATGAAAGTATCAGAATTATCTTTTGAGCAGCTTCCCAGCATTCTTGCAGTCGCAATGAAAGTAAAAACTATACCCGTAATTGATTGGGAGCTTTGTGGGAAGCTTATAGAAAAAGAAAAAATTAGCCTTGTTCGCTCATACTCAAGGTGGAATGCATTCTATGTTGGCCCACGCTCTGACAGCAGAGAAGCTGAACAGGTTGGTGACAGTGCTATGGAAGCGGTTGTGAAATGTTTTATTGAAAAGAAGCTTGGAAGCGAGATTTAATGTTATGAATGACTGGCCTTATGTCTACATCAAACACTTGCTTAGTATAAGTGAGCCTTTCCACGAGTACCCAGGATGGTCGTTGGGTTTCCCGAATAGTTATATAGTTTTGACTGAGGTACGAAGCTAATGTGGTGTATCAAAAAGAAAGGCCTATATCTATCCAGCAAGACAATAGTTCATGAAGATGACTATTGGGAACCTTCAGAAGTCACAGCTCAAATGACGACTGGTTATGCTTGGGTAGATGATGTTGATTTAGCAGATACATTTATTGATCGAATGACAGCAGAAGGTTATTTGGCTAGAAAGCGTGGGGAATTTTGGCGGGATGCTAAGGTTGTGGAGGAGTAGAATTATAAAGATAACAACTATTAATATTATTTGATAACATAGAAAAACTATTACATTAATTTTATAGAGTTTTTATGAAAAAAACAATTTTAGGGGTTCTACTAACAACATTTGGTTTCAGCTCTCATATATTTGCAGCAATTCCTGTAATCAACAATAGTATCTCGTTCAACAATCTCCCTAATGAGATTAAGGAAGAGATTCAAAGCAATTACATAGATTCATGTGAAGGTCTATCTGAAGACTTGGAAATTAAAAACCCCAATATTACCTTCGATAAAGATTTTATAGCAAATGTTGACTTCAATGGGGATGGTTTAAAAGACTACATTATTCGATCTTCAGAAGTTTTTTGTACAGCAGGTGCTTCAATGTTCACAGGAAATTCTGATGGTTTCATTGATATATTTTATCAAAATAAAACAGGCCAATATGACCACGTACTTAACTATTGGTTGGGTCGTGAAGGTTTAGTGCTTGAAAAAAGAAAAGATGGTTATCGTTTTAAATCTGAATATAACGACAGCTACTTAGTATGGGACAAATCAATAAATAAATTTATCTCATTCTACGGTCCTGAAAAACGTAGAGACATTTTAGATATTAATGATGAAAACTCTACAATCAGTCAAACTTCGGTTGAAAAAGCTGAATTTTTAAAACAAGCTCTACAATAGATTAGTAAAGCCCTCACTTAGAGGGCCTTTACAATCGCACCATGCTTCGCTTTACAATCATTGTATTTGGCAACTACATCAATAGCCCAAACCAAAGCCACCTTGCCTTGCCCTGACTCTAACTTTTGCAAATGAGCGCAAGGCTCAAGGAGGTTCGCTGGAATCGTTGGTGATAAGTGAGTTGATGATCTGCACGCCTGAGTCATCAAAACAATTCCGCTGATACACAGGACGATCAATGATCTTTTGCACTTCACGTGTAACCGTTTCGACTTTGACACGCTGCTTTGATTTTTCGGCTTCATAATCTGAGCTCACTTTATTAATTTGATCTTGTTTGGCTGCTAGGGCCTTTAAGTGCTTCTGTTCAATTCCCTGCACTTTGGCAATGCACTTGGAATCTGCATCTTTTAACTGTCCAGCCAAGTGATTGGTGTATGCAATTTGGAACACCCATAAAATAAAAAGGATCGCAATTGCGACCCAGTATTTGAACTTCCATAAGGCTATGAGTATTGGCATGATTATTCCTCTACTGATGGTAGATCGACGGTCTGCCCAGCTAGGCTATGATGACAATCGGATAGGAATTGAATCTTTCCATCCGTCACAAATGAGTGGCATTGACTAGGGTGGCCTTGATTCACCATCAAACTAGGACTAAACGTAGGCTTCTCTAAATTTCCATTAAAGTTCCAACGAATTTTGTGTTTCTGATCAACATGAAATGGATGCAAAGTTTTACATCCCGGGCATTCAATAAAATAAATACCATTCGACTCAAGCAAGACATTACTTACTTTCTTAAATTCCCCCATTTACTGCGCCCCCATACATTTTTGATAACGCTCTTGTTGACGAACCCAAACGCCATAACAGCCGTTCTTACGAATTGAGCAATCTTTCTTGACAACATACTTCCACTTCAAAAGAGACTTGCACGCCTGGACATACTGCCCCGATTTCAAATTGCGAAGCATCGAAGATTGATTCCAATTGGCTTGGCCAAAATTGTAAGTAAAGTCGAGATAAACATCATATTCAACTTGAGACAACTTCACTCCTAGCATGGATTTACGAAAAACTACTTCATCTTTGGCCACGTGTGCTTTTGCCCATTCCTGCGCAGTCTTTCGAGTGATAGGTGGATCTGTCATTTTGATCGATTGGCCATTCGGTTTTACTGTTGAGCCAATACCTTGAGTTACTACACCACCGCTATCTTTATAAGGCTTAGCAGAATAACCTTCATGCAATTCTAGGGACGAAAAAAAAGCAGCCGAAGCTGCTAATCCCATCACCCAATATTTAGTCTTTGACATTGCACTCCCCGTTTAATTTGCGCTTTTCTAGTTCATGTATTTCTTGCTCACGTTGATCTTTACGTTTCTGAAATTGGCGATTCGATAGGAAATTCATGAAGCTAATAATCAAACCAGCCAAACCAATTCCAACACCAATTAAAAAACCCCAGTCCCATGTTGCTGCCCAGGACACAAGTGTTACCCCTGTGCCTGTTGCTGTAGTAACTTTTCCTGCAATCGCTGCTGAAGTTTCAGCAACTGCAGTTGTTGTTTCAGACATGTTATTCCCCGAATTTTTGACATAAAAAAAGCCCCGATGTGGGGCCTGCATAGTTTTGGCTCGTATAAAAGATTCAATTACTCAAAAAGACCACTCATATATTCAAATATAAGCTGCTGATCAGTTGCGTTTGGTATTTTATCAACCACCATAGCACCATAGAAATTTCCTACAAATGGAGATGATCCTGAAGGTGAATTTAGCAAGGTTAAAACACTAGCTGGATCATTAAAATCAATAGTATTCGCTTCAAATTCTCTATTACTAATTGATGTCAAATCCTCCTTAATTACAGGGATATTGTTAGTGACAGAAGGGGTTTGAGAAATTACAAAAACAATATTCTTATTTAATGTTGGTGGTGCTGCAGATAAATATTTCGATGTATAAGTTGTTCCAGATGAGAGACTTCTTGAGCATTGAAATAATGTCGTATTTTTAAAAGGAACTGTTGTTCTATAGTCGAAATATATAGCACATGCAACATTCGCGGCAGTTGATGGCTCTCCTGTTGAAGCTATTACTTGAGCTGTTGATGGACCTGTTACTTTTATCGCCAAAACAATGTATTTATTTTTATCCCTCTCGTGTAAAAATCTCCACTTTGTTTTGTTTGTATCATTCAGCTTTAATACTGAATTTGCACTGGTTAGATGGTTACCTGTTTTTGGTGGCTTGGTTGAAGATGTAACCAGCATTGCAGCTTCTTTTCCCGCCTTACTTGGTATCGATAATACATTGCCGCTACCATCAAGTATGGCATCTTTTACTATCCATGCATCACCTACTGATGCATTTGATAATATCCAATTCTTTAACCAATCGACTGTTGTAAACGTTGACTCCGAACTAATCTTTTCATTACTACCTCGAACAGCTCCAATCCTAAAGAAATAGTTTTTATTCTCCTCAATTGTTGAGTCTGAATAACTTGTTTCAGTTATCCCTGTAACAATTGGAGGTGGAAGTCCATTTATAGGCGTAGAAATTTCATATCTATAGTAATTGAAGCTATGAACTAGACCATCGACATGCCAACTTAAATCAACTTTTTTACTCATATTTCATTCACTATCGCAGTTAAGTTATAAGGGGCACTGAAGAAAGTAGAAAGCTCAACAATATGATTGAAATATTGGTACGAGTCATATCCCTCTCTCGTTGTTTTTAAAACAATTTGCACCGATCTCGTGGCTGGCTGCATCGAGGACATTGGCAGTGTATAACTGCTCGACCCTGTTACATTGACGGCATTACTTGCAAGAACCAGATTGGCTTCATCTAACTCAATCAAGGTTAAATAGGTCTGTGTATTTGCCTCTATCGCAACTCCACTCTCAAACCAACCAAGAATTTCACCACCTGTTTGTTGTGATCGATTTCGGTCCACCCATGTCAAAATTAGATCCGTCTCAATTTCTATTGGGAAATATTGACCATTAATTTTCACATTTGCTGGTGGGTATGGTCGTATAGCACGTGAATGTATAGTGACTGTTTGAGTATCAGAGCCAGATAAATCTAAAATGCCACTTGGTGTCGTACTCAATGCTTTTACATCAATGGCTTCTCCCAAGGCATACTCAGTCGAATCTACAGCAACAAAATCATCAGCAAAGAATAAAACACTATCATCAGCATGGATTTTCGGGATTGTATCCAACGCACCGCGCTTTACTGTTAATAACTTAGATGCTGCATCAAAACCTTGAAACACCATAATTTCATTGTTTATAAAGATTTGACTTCCAATTCGAACAGAAGCCAAGTCTCCAACTTTTTTGACAATAAATGATGATGCAAGTCTGTCTATTGATTGATCAAGTTGAGCTGTTTCACAGTACTGAATTACTGCTGAATTTTCATATCCAGTGCCAGCATCTGTATGCATTTGAGCATTCAATGAGTTATTTTGAGAACGTTGTGCTACGACAGCAACATACCCAGCATCTGGGTTATAAGCTAACTCATCATCTACTGTACGTTGCCCATGAGCTTGTACAGCTTCAAAATACGATAACTCAAAAGCTTTAAATAAAATGGGTTGCGGTGGCACTGGTGTTACATCAATCTTGTCATCAATGACCACGGTAGATGTTAATTCATCAGAAAACGGTACAACTTCAACAAAATCAATACTGACTGTATTGTCTACCCCATCACCCAGATTAATACTCATAATCCGTACCGGCAGATCAGCAATGCCTTTTCTGGACCAATTCAATTTTACAATGTCATAGCGGTTCCACTTACGCGCCTGATTGTGGCCAGTCGTAAAAGATCCTTTCCAACACGGTGTTGTGAATTGTTTGAGTTTCCATTGCGCTACGATTGCAGCATTACGCTGATTCATAAAATATGGAAAATCTGAACTCTCAGCATTGACTCGACCTTGCATATTTTTGATGGATGCATTTTCAGAAATTGAAAATGATGCATTTTTAATATTATTTCGATCGTAATAACTCACATTGAGTTGATTCACAACATCATCTGCATTCTGGACTTCAAATGAGATAGATTTAATCTTACTTTCAGCAAGTGTGTGAATTTCATCTTCTTTAAACCAGTCGTCACGAAACAGTACCATTTCATATAAGCCTGTTTGACGATTGACTCGAATCCCCGCTTCAATGTGTGAACACAATTCATTAATGGCATCAATGCATGATTTTTCAGTAATCGCCCATGAAATTCCCAAACCTTCATCCCAAACTCGATCAGCAGCTTTAACGAAATTAGCAACATTGACATTATGTTCAGGCTTATTCATTGCTGTATCGTCGGTCAGGATCTCACGGATTTTATGGATCGGATTGATGTCACCAGAATTGGCATAAATTGGGGTTTGATGGTTATCTAGATTATTGATCACAAAATCATAATCAAACTTAAAGCGACCATCAAAACCATATTTCCCATGCATATCTAAACCAATATCAGTCGCAGATGAACGACAAATATAGGTCACGCGTCTTGCTTTAAATCCAGAAGTATTTGGATATTCACTACTTACATCTTCTTCTGTATGTTCAAAAATCTCGAGTCCAGGTGGAACATTGGTATCCATTTCAACTGTGTGATACGTAATCAAATAGCTTACTTTTATAAACTCGAATTGTAAAAATCCAGAGCCTTGCACGCGATTCAAAATAGATTGCTTATAGTTACTCACATCGCCTTGGGCATCGTTTGAACCTGAACCATCACTTAAAGGCAATCCCCTAAATAATTCATCTCTCAAATATCCAATTTCAAGATCAGCAAAATAGTAAGTAAAAGTTTGATATGGGACATCATTATTGATTTCAAAGTTATTTTTATAATCTACAATATTGGTTAAATCTGGAACTTCTGCTTTAGCGTCATACCATTGCGGACCGTAATCATTCTTAATGTGAATTCGCTTTGGCCAAAGCAACATTTCTTTCATGTAGCCTGAATTGCCTAGATAAAAGCCACCGTTGTAATACTGATCATTGACTTCTAGCTCATCACCGACTGCTTCCAACTCTGCTTCTGAAAGCCCGTATGCTCCCTGTGGAAAACCACCCCCGCCAAACAAGATATAAGACTGGTATGGATATGCAGAAACTGGAAGACCATTCTCATCTAAATACTTTTTATACAATGTGCAAGGAGTTTGCGTGTTGGTTCCATGTTTAACTCTTAACGTTCCATAAACCCCTCCTTCATTCTCACCATATAAATTTGGCTTTTCGATATAAATCATCTCACCATTAGAGCCAAATGAAATGCGTTCACCAATCTGCCATGCGCGCTTGTCAAAATTAATGCCTAGCAATTTTTCAATCGGATTACCAATAAACAAAAGGAAATTGGCAAAGTATTGATAGCCTGTGACTTGCTTACTGCTCCCGCCCATTTTTTACATACTCCACAACTTGCTGCGCCATTGCATCATTGGTCTGCTCGACAATTTCAAGATCAATTCCATTTTCTAGAAAGTCTTTCCAATCCCAACCTTTTGCCAAAAAAAATGCCCGCGATCCGCGAGCACACATCTGGGTTTTGCGTAAATCAGACATATAGATTTTCATTACTTACCTGACTTGGATTTAATTGGTGTCGTTCGTTGCCCCCAAATATGCGTCATGTTGCCATACATGTGCGGACTTCCCGCAATGTCTGAAAATGAAGTTCCTTCATCTGCAATCGTTCCATCCAGTTGATTAGCCTCTTGCTTATTTTTCTTTTGCATTTTGCGCATGGTGTAGTAGCTATATGCTGCTGTAGCCACCATCAACGCAAGCATGGCGTAAATTACCCAAGGTGCAATAACCATTTGACTCTCCTCATTTAATTAATTGCGTATAAATTGGGTTGCTATTCGGAATAAATGGATGCCCAGCAAACCGTAAATTATTGGCAAATTTCTCATGACACATTTTCAAAGACTGATCACAACCTGGTGCAACACGGACGACATCACCGACTTGTAAACCAATATGTTGCCGATACAACTTGGCACCCGTACCTGATCCTGTAATCAGTAATGTGTGCACACTATCTTTGACCAATAATCCGAGATACAGATAGCCATCTGGGTAGGTTTTGGTTTCCACCACTGGCGCACCATCTTGATAAGTAGGATTCCCTTGGCCATCAAGAACTGGGTTTCCTTCACCATCCAAGACAGGAACTTGCTCAAAGACTGGATCGCCATTCTCATCGATAACTTGAATCGGGTTGACTGTGAATGAAATGTTCAAAGCATTGATTGCAGTAATCGTTACATCAAAAGACCACGCATCAAAAGAAAGACCGCAGAAGCGGTCATAAATTGAATTTGGGCATGTGGCCTGAAACTTCCGCGTTAGAATATTGCGGTTTAAGTAAGACTCCCCAGTCTCACAGACCAAAGTCATCGTATCTGCAGATTCATCAAACTTGGGCTGCGTTACACGTCCTTTGTGCAAGACCAGCGTTTCGTTATTCAAAAGCTCTAAGATAGTGATCGTTACCCCGCCATAGAATATCTTGTTAATGAATACAGCTTTCAGGTCATCCCCGTCTGCATTAAGCAAATTCATTTGCGGAAAAGTCACTTCGGTATCACATTTATCAATGCTTTCATCTTCAATCACAGTACGTTGTAAGCCACGAACTGGAAGGTATTCAATACTGTTATGGACCACAGTTTTACGTGCACTGGTAAAATTCCAAGTCTTATCCCCATGCTTAAGCTGATACAGCTCGACACGTGTTTTCATGAAGATAACTCCGTTATTGGCACCGTGACTTGTGTGATTCCAGCACCTAAAAACTGAAATTCAATTTGATCCGCGTCAAAGCGATGTAGACCTAAATAACAGACCTTTTGAATATCGCTCACGGGCACATTCAAAGCGGGTGAAACCGTCAAAGTCGTTGCTGTTTTTGCTGTAATTGCGTGTGCTGTCCAAATATCATTGATCTTAATGGCTAAATGCTTTCGATCCGCTTCCAAGAAATACGCTGTATCAGTATTCAGGACGTTATAAACCATGCCTGTGTTTGCAATGTGGATGTGCTTTTCATACAACGGCATCCAAAATGCTTTTAAACGTCCCATGCGTCGAAACAGAAAACGTCGGTATTCATGAAATTCTGACCAGTCTTTCAGTACTGACTTAAAAGGCTTCATGTAACGTGGCTTGGCATGATGGGTAAATTGCTGAAATCCACCAATCGTGCCATCCACAATGCTTTGCTGCTGGGTCAAGGTCATCTCTAAAGAATCACCATCCAAAACCAAAGGATTGAAGTAAATATCATCGCCCAAGTACTGCGTTGGCACATCGCCATCATGTTCTGGTAAATCATCAGCAATCACACGAAAGACCATTGAAGCATTGGACCAGAAGCCACCTGCATTGATTGAGGCATCGCCATCAATAATGCAGATCCGCAAAGGCATCATCACAGCATTGGTTACCGTGATATTTGCTGAAAGTCGAAAGCCGTCTTGATATTCAGTTTCTATAGGCTGAATCACTTCATTGGTTTCAGGATCTCGGATTTCCTCTTGGGTGATGATATAGCGCCCGATCTCGGTAATTTCGACCACCTGGATACCTTCACTACTCTCTATAAAAGCAAAACCGACTTTTAAGTCGGTTTGAGTGGGTGTAGTGTCCAGGATAATGAAATCATCATCGGCAATATCGGGAATGCTTCGTTTCACCTGTCGCAGCGGTATGCCCCAATACTTACGCAAATTTGCATACAGCATATGGAATAGATCACCCATGACTTTCTGCATTTGCACATACTTAAAACTGAGGATCTGACGCGGTGCATCACGTAATGCATTACGCTCTTCACTACCATCAAAGGCTTCATGCACTTCAGTTAAGAACTCAAGCCGTTCTGTGGATTCAAGCAGAGGGCAATTTGTTAATACATGCACCTCACCATATGACGTTTGTATTTTCATTTTGTCCTCAAAAAAAGCATCAGGTTATACACCCAAGGCTGCACGATTACGTTTAAAGAATTTCACAAAGGCTTTGGTTCCATCTGGGTTAAATAGATAATCACTTAAATTCTGACGCTCATCCACAATCACAAAGTTTGGATTTAGATTAACGTTTGCTTGTGATGATTGTTGAGCCTGCTGTATATATCCGCTCATTTTCGGATTTTGCATATTCAGAACTTTTGGTGCATCTAATGCAATTGCTCCGCCATCAGCATATGTCCGCGGAAGTTCACCAGTTCTATTCATGTAGTAGAGATTTTCTAAGCCTATTTTTTCAACAGCAGCTGCTCTAAACATGAACTCTCTGTTTGATGCCATGATTGGAATTTCGTCGCTTGTACCCGTGCCCTTGCCAGTAATAAGACCGCCAGTTGCGTAATATCCTGCAGGAGTTAACGCAGACACGGCGGCTTGCAAAAGCCCTGTTTCCATAGTAGCCATAGCAACAGCAGGTAAGTTATATGGGAAAGGTGCTGAAGCCCAAGCTGCCGAAATAGCTGCATAGCTATTCATGGCAGTAGAAAATAGTGCTGCCCCTTTCTGAATACCCCCAAGAATTGCATAAGCAGAACTTGATGAATCAACAAGACCCATCATCATTCCAGCGAAATCAGCACCGTATTGCGCACCATAGGTCAACTGTAATCGTAAACGCTGAGATTGAAATTCCTCTTCAGTAACTAACATCTGCGCACGCGCTTCTGCAAGTAATTCAATGTCTTGTTGGTAGGGAGATTTGTCCAAGCCCATCATGGACTTGAGATCGTCCCAAGTTTTTTCCTTTTCTGCGTTCTGATCTATACCTTGCTGGATGTTTGCCTGTTTAACTAAGGCATCTTTCATTTCAGGCGAATAGTTTGCAGTATTCAATATCTCTGCACGTACCAGCGCATAGTATTGCTCTGCATATTCACTTGCAGTCATCCAGAGTTGCTTGACTTGAAGTAGCTCTTTAGCTTGATTGATCTCCAATTGTTTCTTCTGATATGCGTATTGCTCATCAAGAAACTTTAATTTTGATTCACGGACTTCATCAGCAATTTTTACATCATTTTCAGCAATCTCACGATCCATCTGGTATGAGTATTCAAGCTTCTTCTCTTCGGTCCACTTGTACTGGTTTAGCTCTAGATTAAGGGTTTTGAAATATTCAGCACTTTCTGCATCAAATCGTTTTTGCACTAATGCCAAATACTTGGCTTGCTCTGCTGCGCTGAACCCTGCACCTTTTACTAAATCCTGCTGATCTTTCTCATCCCAAACTAGATTTTGGAAATCCGATGCATATGCTTTTGAAATCTGCTCACGATCTCTCTTCTGCTGCTCTAGAATTCGATTCTGTTCAGCAAGTGCTTTATTGTGCGCCGCAACGGCTTTAGATGCATCACTTTGCTTTTTAGCCCAATCCTCCATTCCAGTGGTAACGCCAGCGACACTCTGTTGTGTTTGTGCCATGGTTTTTACGGCGTCATTGACCGTTCCAGAAAATAACTTACGCAAAGAGGCGTCAATATCTTCAATGACTTTTGCATTATCTTCAGCAGCCATCGAAGTGCCGCTGGTTGGTGCTTTGGCAACTGTCGCTCCGAAAATTGCAGTGCGTGCAAATTTCACGCCTGGCAACTTTGAGAACCAACTACTACCCTCTGATTCAGCCGCACCATATACAACATTTTTAGCGTTCACAGCATCAACTGCCAAACCCGCTACAGCATTGGTCAGCAGCTTTACGGATGCATAAACACCCAAAGCAATTGCAGCCACGCCTTTAAATACATACCCGAGATCTTCACCAGCATCTTTAAGCAAATTGGTTTCGGTGGTTGCATCCGTCATCGCATCGCCAACGGATACCAAAGATGGGATTAATCCTTGAATGAATTGATTTTTAGCGCCCTTTACCTGCATCTCAAGCAATTCAAGCTGTATCTTAAATTCAGCCGCTTTTTGAATGCCTGATTCATCAATAATGATGCCTGCTTTTTCAGCCTCTTCCGCCCAAAATCTAAACCCTTCGCCTCCATCTTTTAGCAATGGAATAAGGTTCGTTGTATCAGATGCCATGCTTTCTAAATAGAAGGACATTTGTTGTTGTGTAACGCCTGCCTCTTCAAGCTTGTCCACATATAATTGAAGTGCTTGTGGTCCGCTTAGCTTTTGCATTTCAAGAGCTAGTTTCTTTGCACCATCTGCACTGCCCTCGGTTTTAACAGCAATTTTTTCAAAGAAATCTACCGCACCGCCTGATCCAATTGTGATGAACTCGCCTAACTTTTCATTAAAATCTTTTAATTGGTCTGCGAGTTTTTCTTGGCTAATACCCATGGTCTGGGCGCCAGCGGCCATTTTTTGAAATTCTTGCGTAGTGGTATTTGAGATTGAAGCAAAAGTTCTTAATTCGTTAGCTGCATTAGCATACTCATTTGCCATTGCATAAATGCCCACGCCAACAGCGGCTGCACTTGCGGCTGCTACAGTTCCATAGGTACTGATATAGCCGCGCATCTTTTCAAAACTGACTTTCGCTTGTTTTTCTGCCTCTTTGATTGGAGCAACAAAACTACCAGTTTTCGCAATTAAATCGAGCGTAAGTGTTCCGAGTTTTGTGCTCATATAAAACCTCAGGCAATAAAAAACCCCGCTATTGCGGGGCTTTATGAATTAAGAAAATCTATTGAATTTGGGTGGAAAATCTCTGAAGGGCTTTAAATGCCAAAGTGTCTTTTCCATCGTTAATGAGATAAGTTTCTATATAACTTCCATCTGCACGATTAATTTTAAGCCAAACTTTTTGAGCTTTTAATATTTTGTCGAGATCAGTTTTTTCTATTGCAAACCGCTGAAAGGATTCCTTGTACAAGCCAACTGTTTTTAAATCTGATGCCTCTCTGACACGAGTTGCTTTAACGATTTCGCCATCGATATTTATCCACAAATCCGCCATTACGACGAATTCGCGTAAAGCGTATAAATCCAATCCCACCAGATCATTTAAGTCGCTTTTCCACAAAGCGCCTACAGAAATGCATGTTTGCTTCATGTTCATACAGGATGAGGACCCATAAGGCTTAAGTGTGACTTCCTTTGTTCCGTCAAAACCGCTTGTTTTTATAGTCACGCCTTTTGGTTCTGAATGCGCAAATGTTGTTAATAACGTGCAGGTTAATGCTGTAAAAATTATTCTTTTCATGTGTATCTCGAATACTGATATGTAAAACAAGATACTAATTCTTAGCATAAAAAGAAACCTCCCGAAGGAGGCTATTCATCCCTAGAAGTTATAACGCAAACCTGCCTTATACGTGACTCCATCTACATCGTATTCACTTCCAGAATCGGACGCGCAGTAACCCATATAGCAGGCTTCAACAGACGTATTCCACAGCCACTTATAACCAACTGCTCCATATAAAGCTAAATTTGGTTGCACGTAGTGGCCGAATTCAAATTCAACTGGCACAGTAAAATACTCAAGATCTACATCATAGTATTCTTCATTCGCCCATACATAGCCTAGACCAATAGAAGCTATGCCGTAATTATTATTTTGGTTGAAAAGTTTATAACCAAATTTTGAATAAAATTCAGAATAATTGAAGTCATCACCGCCTTGATAGGTATACCCTATACCACCAAGGAAATTGCCCATTACCCCCATAAAGCCTAAATCAACACCATTAAAATTCTCATCACCACCCATGTCATTTGAGCCGATTTTTGAACCAGCATATCCAATATTAAAGGTTGTGTAAGAATCAGGCGCTGAACTATATGAATTACGATAATTGTTCTGTTCAGTTCGTACTGGTTGAGCCTTTACTGGCTCACCCATTGGCTGTGGTGTGCCATAATTTACTGGTAACGGTTTTTCTTGCCAATCACTCGCATTCGCAGAACCTGCAACTAAACCCATCAATCCGATTAAAACTAATTTTTTCATAAAGCACCCATTGTTATTTTCTTTACCGAATCTAACAAAAGCTTCACAAAAAATCCATTATTCATGAGCCTAATCAAAGAAACCAACCTAAGCTGATTTCTTCTTTTCAAGTTCTTGCATACGCATCTGCTCATAGGTTAATTCTGGAGTAGCTTCGTGTGGCATGAAATCTCGGGGGTCAACTTCTGCGCCTTCTCTAACTTTGAATCGAGTGTAGTGCGCCATCAAGTTGCCGAAGCCTTGTTCAATGCGGCGACCAAAAAAAAGAGAGCCAAACTTTTTACGATAGGCTCTCCACATATCCAACTCTGCTGTGCTTAGGTTTCGTCTGGCGTCGGCAATGGTGCTTCCACCGATTCCGTTGAGGACGAGTTCGCAGAAGAATTCTTCTTCTTCGTTGAGATCCAATTCTTTCCCAAAAGATCCAGAACCTCATCCACAGCTTCATACATTGCGTTCAGTATTTCAGTAGAGACCCCACCAGTATCTTTAATATCTGGGAAGAAGCGCTTATTTTCTGATTCAAACACCGTTTGAAATACAATAGCCTTTGTGCTCTGGTCTAGGGTTGCTTTAGATTTATCTTTCAACCCCCAAGCGTCTAAAGCATTAACTTTTTCATCATGCGAAATCACCTTAATCAGGATTTCACCTTCAAATTCTTCGCCATTTGCATCATTAAACTTAATCGTTTTTTCAACAAATGTACCAACACCAATAGCATCCTTCGCTTTTTTAAAAGTTAATTTAGCCATTATGGAGTCACCTTAAATTCTTCAATTACTTTTGACTGACGCTTTAACGGAATTGTATGGTTCACAAGCGCATCAGGATCAAACACTGGTGAGTTTTTACGAAGCTTCACAGTTGCATAGGACCATGAACGTGTATCAGGAAGTGTGACATCTGAGCCTGTTAAAGTCGGCACACCTGCACCATCAGACCAACCCACATACACACCTACTTCATCGCGGTCATCCGCTAATTGAAGCAAAGTCATGTGCGTTGCATTCGTGGGGTCGGTGTTGATAACCAAGGATCCTTCACCAGGTGTTACCAAGCCAAAATCAGAAGTCTTTGTTTCTTCTTCATCTAGGCAAGTCGTGTCAATTTCCGTTGAACTATCATCACCCCATGCAATCGACTTAATGCATAGAATACGAGTCAGTGAAGGAGTTGCACCGTGGAGAATCCATACGTGCGTACCTTGTGATAAAACGCCTTTCGCCATGAGTAGCTACTCCTCTTTTTAGGCAATAAAAAACCGCCCTTTACGGCGGTTAAGTTGGAAAATTAAAATTTAGTCAGAAAGTTTGGTTTGAATCCGTGTACCAGAGATGATGAACTTCTTATCACCATCGCCCATTGCTGTTGCATCAATTGTGGTCACATAAATATCGTGAATATTTACGCCAGTATCAGATTCAAATTGAGCTGCTTTTTCTTGAAGATAGGCAGCAATTTCTTGCTCATATTGCTCTTTGATAGTTAGAAAATCATCTACTGAAATTTGGCTCATTTTTGGATTCCTACTCGCAGATTTAGGCAATAAAAAACCGCCTCTATGGGCGGCTATTCGTGTTTTAAAATCTATGGATGAATATCGTAAAGCTGATTAGCCTCATAGGTTGCCGCATTAAGTGCGGTCCATGTGAAGTGTTGTGTTGAGTTTAATTTCTTACAACAGCCCAGAATCGCATCAAGGATTGCTTGTGGTTGTGCGCCTCGGAGAGTCTGAGCATCAAAGCCAGCAGGCTTAAAAACTTCGTTATTGATAACTTCAAAGTTATTGAGGTATGTAGATCCTGTTGTCATCCATTCATTGAATTTTTCAGCAACATCCATCAAAACATCTTGTTTTTGTTCTTCAGTCAGCATTTTTAATACCCCAATTTTTAATCAGTATATCACCAATCCAACCACCAATTCGCATCAAACCCGCGACCAAAAACATTGGTATCGTTAATTCGCTCAAAATGATTCGGATGAATACCAGTGATATAACAATGCGGTTCAAGCGAAGTCCGAATGGCTGCTCGAATATCAGAAGCTCCCTTTTGACTGGTGTCATAAACCACTATCTGGAAGGACACATGGTCAATATTTGCAGCACAATCCAAGTTATTTTCAGGATTGCCCGTGACCACCGACCAAACTGCATAAGGATATGTTGTGCCTGTTGGTGCAATATCTTCAAATACTTTTAAAGGACTGTTTCCGAGTAATGCTGTGATATTTGGATCTGCTTTTAATGTTGGAACTATTGGAAGGATGTTCATAGTTTTGCAAGTTCCTTATCGAGCTCAGTACTAAAGTTCTGTGCAAATGAATCTGTCATAGCCTGAATATTGTTCTCTAAAGCAGGTCGCATAAATGGGGTTGGTGGATTATGTACTGATCCAAACTCTATCCATCGCCAGTGTCGCGTATCTCCACCGCTTAAGCTTGGTGGATTTGGATTTGAAAATGAAGCACCCCCACGAACACCAACCCTCATAACGATTGAATTTGAATCGCGGGATTTTCCAGCTGCAATTGCGATATTTTTCCAGATTTTTTCATCTGTAAGCCTATTATCGATTCCTTTAGCATTGCTACGCGCTGCATCACGGACAATTGCCATGGCTTTACGCGCTGAACGCTTTGCAGCATTTTTTGCTAAACGTGGATTAGCCAAGACTCTGAGCTTTCGCTCAATTTCATCCATCCCCGTTATTTCAACATCAACAACCATGACCTACTCCAATACAGCAAGCTCCAACGTCATGTAGATCTTACCATTCACATTGTCGGGCTTAGGTGGCGAAACAATCTGAAAGGTGTATCCACCCCAAAGCACGCGCATTTCTGTGGTGATATCACTACGTTTACGTAGTTTTAAGCGTGCTGTAGTTTGTGAACCAGCAGCCTTGGCATTGATTGAGTCTTTAACTGATAAAAACTCAACCTTAGCCCAAAGCTTTTTGAACTCAGCCCACATTTCTGTTTCGTAGTTGTTTTCATCGTAAGTGCTAGTTTTATTTTGGATCGTGACGCGATGGCAAAGTTCACCTGCTGCTAATGTCATGTATTCACCCATCGATGCTTTTTCCAAAGCCAAGCAGTTGCCATTGGAAGTTCAGTACCTACACCAACAGATTCCCGATTTTTATACCAATGCCCAATCAACATATGAGCACCTTGAAGAATTGAATCTGTGACAATCATTCCATTTAATACATCTTCTGGAATTACTGCTCCAACTTCGTAAAGCTTACGGTTAGTTTCCTGCTCAAAGGCATCAAAAGCTGCACTGATTAAAGACTCAATCAATGTATCTTCTTCATCGTGATCAACTTTAAGATTCAGCTTCACCTGTTCCAGCGTCAGAAATTGGCTCATCTACTTTACCCTTTGCACCGCGTTTAGGTTTTGGTTTTGTGTCAGGCTCTGGCTGCTCTGGCTGCTCTGGCTGCTCTGGCTGCTCTGGCTGCTCTGGCTGCTCTGGCTGCTCTGGCTGCTCTGGCTGCTCTGGCTGCTCTGGCTGCTCAGCATCTTGCGAAGGTGGTGGTACGTCAATTTCTTTATTCACTTTACCTTCTTCCACATAACTCGCAACCTGAAGATGCTTAACGGCGTTTTCTGCAATACGATCATCAACATCATGAACGCCCGGTTCAATCTCGATGACGCGATTTCCGTTATCAACAGCAACTTTAAATAACTTGTGCACTTCAATTACTGGTGGCATTTTTCAATCTCCAAGAAATAAGGCTCCGTTAGGAGCCTTATTCAATATCGTTAAGCAGATAGAGTTAGAATTTTTGTTGCATTTGAATCTGTGAGCAATCCACCAACACGTTTTGTAGTGTAAAACTCAACATAAGGTTTTGCTGAGTACGGATCTCGTAGCACTCGCGTTCCCATTCGGTCTACTACTGAATAAGTGCGTTTAAAGTTACCAAACATTACTGCATTTGCATCTGCTGCTACATCAGGCATGTCTTCATTTTCCGCGATTCCATAACCTAATAGCGTTGATGGCTGATCCATTTGTAATCCTGGTTGCCACAAATAGTTGCCTTGATCATCTTTGAACTTTCGCACATACATCTGCGTTAAACCATTCATCATGAATTTAGCGCCATTACGATAACCTTTACGCAACCCATAAATTAGATCAATAAGGTTATCTGCCGTAAATGAACCTGCAGTGCCAGACTTAAAGTTTTGCAGTGTTCCGAATGGTCGATTTTTATCACTGGTTGTAGCCAACGAATGTGCCAATAAGCCCTTAGGCTTATTTGTGCCATTTCCAAGTAAAAATGCCGCTGATTCTTGCTCTGCAAATTCAATCACAACTTCGCTCGACAACCACTGTTCTACATCAAAGAACATATCATCTAAAGACTGTTGGGTTGCCTTAGGTTTTGCATAAAGCTCACCCATTGTTGCGATAATTTCTTTTAAGGTTGGCGTGTTAGTTTCTGGTCGAGCATCTGTTTCCCCAACCCAGCCAGATCCAGCACCACCAAGATTCACAAGTTTTTTATAGCCAGAAGCGCTGATAAGAATTGACCCACATTCTTCACGCATAACGTTGTCTTTACGAAGAATCTCAAGCAGATTTTTATCTAGCTCTTCAGGTGCAGCATATCCCCCATCTTCATCAACAGCCAATTGCACGGCTTTTTGTTGAAGTTCTGCCAGATTTTCATCAGAACCTTTACGGATAAATTGATTAAATGCTGCTTTATGCTCATCAACTTCTTTGCCTTTGGCTAAACCTGGGCGCTTTGCTGCTTTCAGCTCTTTTTCCAGTTCGGTTTTCAGGTTGTCGAGTTCACTCATTTTTTCATTGATCTTATCGACTTGTTCAGACAATTTGCCTTTTTCAGCTTTAATACCATCTAGCTCTTTGTCATTTTTCTTTTTGAATTCTTCAAACGCACCTTTAAGGTCTGCTGCAACTTCTTCAATATCTTTCTTTTCAATACCCATGATTACTTACCTACGAAAATGGATTTTAAGGATTTAAGTGGTTGTAGCGCATCTTCGTCATCAGCATCTCGCTGAGTATCAATTGCACTGTAGCCTTTGGCCATAAATGCCTTGGCTTGCGAACGTGTAAACCCAACATCTCGCAGGGTACGCTCAATTTTGCTTGGGGAAGGTGTTTCCCCTTTTTCAAGCAGCGATTTCACTTCTGAAATGCGTGCTTCATCATTTGCGGGCATGGTCACAAGCGACACTTCCCACAAATCGATTTCTTTTAGTAGATAGACTCCTTTTGAAGAGTCATATTCCCAATCTTTTAAGATGTATCCAATTGATAGACCACCAAGGCTTCCTGCTTTAGCATGAGCATAAGCACGCTTAGCCAATGGATCGTCATCGATAAGAAGACGGCCTTTCACATATAAGCCATGGTCGTCTTCTTTCATTTCTGTATAGATGCCGATTGGCTCAGACATTTTGTGTTGCCAAAGCAATGAAGGCAGCCGACCTTTTTCAGCCCAAGAAGAAAGAGACTTTTGAAAAGCCCCTTTAACCACTACATCTGAATAACTATCTTCGACACCGAATACCGAGCCATAGCCTTCAAATTCCCCCGTATCAGTTAGAGATTTAATCTTTAACGGGATATCAAGACGCTGCTTTGTTTGCATCGTTTTCCCCTTCTGGATCTGTTGTCATATTCATTGGTGTTAGATAGATGTCCCCGCCTTCACGCGGGTTCATATCCTCAAGTTCGCGGCAATCATTTGGACTTAACCAGCCCCACTGGATGCCTTTACCATAAGATTCATAGCGGGTTTTAAGGTCCCCTCGAAGTAATGCCCCAGCGTTGAATTTTGCATAATGGGTTTTGCGGTCCTTCTCACTGAGCAATCCAACTTTGATTCGAGACTCAATCCGCGTCATATAAGGGACCAATGAGTAATTCACAAAACTCATACCCATATGTTCGATATTGTTGAGCGTCATTTTTTCCATATTGGCTGCCAAATGCGGTGGCACACGGAAAAGACCGCAAATTTCAGTGGCTTGATACTGCCGTGTTTCTAAAAATTGAGAGTCTTCAAGGTTTAAGGCTGTCGGCTTCCATGTCAGCCCTTGCTCAAGAATCATCGGCTTATAGGTGTTAGCTAATCCCGCATAATTTTCGGAGAACTCGGTTTTTAAGCGATTGAACGCAACATCTGTTAATTGCTCGCTTGTTTCCAATACTCCTGAAGTCACTGCACCGTTTTTAAATAACTTGGTTCCATGCTCTTCAGTATCTAATCCAAGTCCAATACACTTCCGTGCATAAGCAATAGGGTTAAGACCATTCAAACCATCCAGTGTGAACAATCTAACGTGCCAAATTTCATCTTGGGACAGGGTTTTTACTCCGCCATTTTTGAAATTCACCTGGTATTCCACGGTCCAATCATCGTTAAGTTTTGGTGTTACTGATGATGGATCTAAGGGAAGTAGCTCAACCACATCGCCTAATGCATAAACTTTATATGCGTAAAAATTACCCCGCAGACACAAGCAGACCATCAACAGCTCCCAAAACTCTTGAGCTGTCATATAGTCATTTGGTGCCACATAAAGCAGATCATGCAATCGATGGTTATCCGCTATTTCCTTGTTTCGTCCTACCTTTTTATATAAACGACATGGCAACATGCCCATGGATTCAGATAACACCCGAACACATGTAAAAACAGTCGTTAATTGCATTGCACGCAAAGGCGTTACTGGTTGCCCCATACCTGTTACATATTCAGCCCCAAAGAATTTTGCCAAATCATCAGGACTAGAAATGATTTGGGGAGTTGTCTTGAAACCAAGAAACTCCCCAATTTTAGTTTTTAAGCTCATTACAATTTCCTAATCCCGTGTTTCTCAAGATGACTAGATAGATTTGATTCCTCAGGACTACTGTTAAGTGTAAGGATTCGATTAATACCCATAAGGCTTGCTACAGCACCATCAATTTTCTTAAAGCTCTTTTCCTTATGAGGAAAATCCGTGTCGTTAGCACCCTTCTTAGAGACTACATTCCCAATCATCCAAGATAAAATTGGGTTTCCATCATGGTGCCAACGTCCAGAAGCGATTGCCGCCTCAAGCTCTTTCATTGCTGGAGAAAAGACTTTTGTGATTTTGGGTATCTTGATTGACGTATAACCTGCATCATCAATTTTTTTAGCGATTTGAAAGCCACCCCATTCATCATATGGAACTTCTTGAACAACTAAATTTTCAGCGTCATCCGTTATATCCTCGGCAATTTCATTTAAGTCATTCTCGGCACCATCACAAACAGTCAATAAATCTTGGTTCAACCATTTCTGGTAACGTTCAATGACTTGTTTTTCATCACCGTTATAAACCGTGTCATAAGGTAGATAGAATCTTGGTGCGACACTGTAATAGTGAATCTTTCCATTAATGATTCGATAGAACAGATTGATACGCGCAGCAATATCGATCTTTGATGACAAATCCACACAAACCATGCAGGGATCATTTCTAAAATCATCAATCTTTAAGGTCGTATCCTTGCACTTATTCCATTGCTCCATGTTGAAGAACGCTGATTTCGCAGAAACCCAAATATTAAGATGCTTAGTTTTGAACGTGTTCTGCTTAGAAGCATTTTGAACTGCTCGTCTTTGTTGGGACTCTAAGTAATCTGCATAAACAGAAACGTTAAAATTTGGGTTAGCCTTCGCCAGTACCTTTGGATCGGTCCAGTCATCACCCTCATCAATTGTCCAAATCCAACCAAACAGCTCTTCATCAGGAACAACACCTTCAAGCATTTCTTGCACACGAACCCGCAGGTCATAGCAAGGACCTTCGATATTGAATCCTGCAGTTGTAATCGTAAAAATTAGCGGCTGTCTGCGTGCCCCCATACCTGTTTGCATGGTGTCATATAATCTGGCATCAGCATGCTCATGATACTCATCGACAATTGCACAATGTGGTGATTGGCCATCTGGTGGATCTCCAATGATTGGCTCAAACAAGGAACCATCTGTTGGAATTTCCAAACTGCCCGCATTTACCAAAATTCCTGCTGCTTCAACCAGATCTGGTGATCGATTCACCATTAGCCTTGCAGGCTTAAACACTTCCCATGCTTGTTTTTCTGTTGTGGCACCAGAATAAACTTCAGAACCAAACTCACCATCGTTCGCAAACATGTTAAGTGCAACGCCAGCTGCAATTGCTGACTTACCATTCTTACGAGGTACTTCCCAATAGCTTTCACGGAAACGGCGATAGCCATCTTTTTTACGGATCCAGCCAAAAGTGCAGGCAATACCAAATTTTTGCCAATCTTCTAACTTAATTTTTAATCGTTTTAGTGCCCATTCACCCTTTGTATGAGGCAATAATTCAATAAAAAGAATCTTTTTTTCAGCTAATTTTGGTTCAAATTTATAAGGAAAATCACGAGATTTTGATTTTTTTAGGTCATCTAAGTGTCTTTGACACGCTAATTTCACCCATTTACATGCAGGGATTTTTCCAGAAGTTACTGACTTTGCCCATTTGTTGGCAGCGTCAACATTTGGATAATTGTCAGCCATCTATACCCTCACATGTCTAAAACTCCTGCAAATGCATTACCCTTTTTCTTTTGTCCACCACCAGTTAAACGCGCACGAGATGAAGGATCTAATCCAAGTAAAGAACCAAGCGTTGCCATCTGACGGACCGCCTCATTCATAGCAGTTAAAGCTGGATTCTTAATTGGTCCACCTTGAGATCCGATTACAACGATTCCATTCAAAGACACTTCTTTCTGGGCTTTCCGCCAGTTTTCATAAGCCAGACAAAACCCTTCTACGTTATGCATATCGGTAATGCGTAGAATCTTATTTTTAAGTAGTTCAGGTACGATTGATTTCCAAATCATGGGAGCATATTCCAAGGCCTCCATGTATTCAGGTACATCAATATTTGTGACTTCAGAAAATTCAGGTACATGATTGTTGAGTGGACGCTTACCAGGATTACCATTCGCTTTCTTTGTCTCTTGTGGTTTTGGCTTTCGGCCTCGCCCTGGCACTGATGCTATTCCGCTCATAAAGTCAACCCGTAAAATTTTTAATTTCGCGCACGTAAAAATATGCCTCAGGGGGCGGTCATTTAGTTGAAAGGTCTCAACTTTTTACCTCCCCCCTCCCCATCAACAGATTGTCGGCTGGGCCACGGCGCGTACTAATGCCATAATTCCAGTCTGAATATCAGTCTTACCGATAGCTGCCCATCGCTGTGGCTCTGCTGATTTAAATCGGTTGAACTCTTGGTATTCAGTACTGGCAAAGTCATTTGGACCATGCTGTGAACGAAGTGCTTCTGCATACTTAAACTCAAAGTCAGTGTTTAAGCGATTAGCAAGTTCATCTTGCAGCGCTAACAGTTCAGCACCTTTTTCTTTGATTCGATTCATTAGATCAATTTCTTCCTGAGTTAAGTCTCGATAGCCTTTGATCTTTTGATGTTGATTATCCATTCTGTTTTCCTTCAGTTGCAGTTTTCTCTTTATGACACGGCGAGCATAGCGATTGAAGATTACTTAGATCATCCGTACCACCGTGGGCTTTAGCCTTGATATGATCGACATCTGTGGCATGTGTTACTAACCCACGGCGAGCACAGACTACACATTGATAGTTATCGCGCTTTAGCACAGCTTCACGAATCTTTCGCCATGAATGACCATAGCCTCGCTCAGTTGTTGATCCCTTTCGATCTAACCGTTTGTTCCAGTTGCTGCGCTTATCAGCATGCGTATCACAGTAACCTTGTTGGTTACGTGACTTCACTACGTTGGGACACCCGAACTCACGGCAAGGTCTACTCATGTTGAACCACCTTTAACTCTTCAACCAATGCATCAATCTGCTTCTGATTAGTTGGATAAACTTCAATGATTGCCTTCCAAGGTTGATCTACTTCTGCTTTCAAAGTGATACTCATAACCCCTTCAAGATAACTACCATCATCCAACAATACTTTAGTGCCTTGTGCTAAATGGGCGTGCTTATTTCCCTCCTTCAGAGGAGGAATGATAGAAACTACTCTAGCCATACCTAATCATCCAAATTGCGTGAGCTTCTTGGCTCTTCACCTTCATCTTCCAATCGAATCAAAAGCTCATTGATCTGTGCTGTCTGTTCGTTGTTGATCTGCACCATCTGACTGATCAATTGAATCAACTGATTGTTTTGCTCCAACACCAAGTGACATGAGCACCCGCTGCATTCTTTCTTTGGCTTGTCTTGCATGTTTCTTTATCCATTCACGGCGGGCTTCGCAGCCTTGGCAGGTCATAATCGCTGCTCACTATATTCAAATAAAAACTTCAAATCATCAGGCGTCATCAAATAACACCCATGCTTATTGCACCACCCATGAATATCATTTAGGTACTCAGTGAATTGCTCTACTGTTGCGTCTGTAGTGCTGATCAATTCATTCAACCCATCAGCGACATATTGGTACACAGGGTGCTTTTGGTCCTTCAATACCTTGACTGCATCAAAGGTCTCTCGGTACTGCCCGACATCATCCCGATAATAGATTCGAGCCAAGAAATGTTTTTTAAAATAAAGATGCTATGAATCCTTATCTGTACCTTGATGTTTTGACCATTGAGACAGCCATTTCCAATACAAGCGGTTTTGCGCTTTGGATCTATCTTCCTGTTTCTGGTCAATGCGAATGACTAAAGGCTTACCCTCTTCACATGCTTGTGAATGGTTACGGTGCATGTAGTTAATTACATTGCCAACCTTGTCGAATGAGTTTATTACGAAAACGGCTGGCTCGATTTTTGGAGTAGGTTTTGACATGACTACTCCTTAATAGTTCTGGAATAACAGCTTTAGAAGCCACCCCAGTAGAAAAATGTAAATTACAAAATCAATGTGCTTGGATATTAGGATAAGCATCACACCAAAGACCAAGCCGATAGCAATAGAAATGAGGGTTTTCTTATCCATCAAAACACCTCTTTACTTTCCACCCTAAGCATCCGATTAGTTTGCTCTAACCACTGCTCAAACATTGCCTCGCTCTCTGCACGACCACCCAATTTGAATTGATCAAATGCGCTATGGCATGAATGGCACAATGGGATTGTATAAGCATCATCAGCTTTGATTGATCTACCCTTGCCATGCTTTGAGCTGTTTGAGTGTGCTGCTTGACTGTCTGGATTGCCGCATCGAATACAAGGCAATTTTCGTATTGCTGCCAGTCGCTTGCTATCGCGCATGACGTTTAATGTTTTCTTTGAGTGTTTCAATGTTGTGGTCGATCTGACGCACTCGCTTATCACACTCGAATTTAAATGCCTGTGTTGAGTTCAGGTGATTCAGACCTTGTATTTTGTCTTTATCGTCATGCAGCATTTTCAAATTCTTCTTTGCTTCGACTATATCCATGGTCACTTCACCTTCTTGCCAAGCCGACGTGCGTATAAGCGCTTTTTCTTTTGGCTAACCTTATTTGGTTTTGACTTTATTTTTGGCGGTGCTGTCCATCGAAGAATACTTGATAGATCCTGAAGGTTATTTGTAGCTCTATCCATCTCAGCACTCATCGCACCCATTGAAGCAACCAGCATTCCCAAACCTATTCGACTCATTCGCATTTTTAACCACCAATAAGAAAAGAAAAACCCCTCAACATCTAGAATGCGAGGGGCTTTGATTGCCGTAATACGTTCGGCTAAGTCACCGAAGTGAAAAGGGTTTATTTAATTTCTTTCAAACAATTTCGGCACACTTTGATTTCTTCATCGTCAACTGTGTAATCAATCTCTGTCGCACCGTGTAGGCCGAATAAACATAATAGGAATTGGAGCATTTTGTTCTCCTTAATCCCAATTATGGGATATGAGAGGGATTATCACTTGAAGCAATCCCTCCATCTTATATGGTGCCGAATTCGAAAGGTTTGAAATTTGGAGCACCATGTAGGATTCGAACCCACAACCATTGGTATAGAAAACCCATGCTCTGTCCAGTTGAGCTAATGGCGCTTAAAAAAGGATGTGGTGATCTGCCACACCCTTGCCTTAGATTACGATATTGACCAGCTCGGCAACTAATCTACCGCTACTCACAATCACACACACCTAACATGCCCGGTCTGCTTTACTTGCTTTCAATCCTCTTTAGGTCGGGACGCTACTCCCTAGTCTAGATTCCCAAGGGAAGTTTACTCGATGGCATGTTCCACTGGTCAGCACTCCAGTAGGCTAGGTTGCCTTTTCACAGGCATTAAAAAAGCCCACCTTTCGATGAGCTTCTTTCCGATCAAGTGCTTAACTAACACTTCGACCACTTATAACACAAATATAAACAAAGTGTGCTGCATAGTCAATCACTTAAAACCTCTATTTTCCCATCAAGATATGCCAATCCTTTATCGATTTCAGCACGCACTTTCGCCTTACTACATCTGTGGGCATTGGCAATACTTTGATATGACCAATTGTTTTCGTATGACAGAATCAAGAACCATGCGCGTTCCTGTAGGTACTCCCGCGAGTCTGTATGCATTTTCGCTAACAATTTGCTAACCCGCACGGCTTCATAGTCTTCAATCTCAACTGGCATTGACACCTTGCTTGCACGTATTCTTGTTTTGTCATTTTGGTCAATCAAAATAGCAAGCGGATTGGCTGACACGCCTGTCTTTGTGGTTCTTACCCAAGCCCCGTATTGCTCAAGCCATTGATGCGCTGAACGCTTAGACCAATTCATTTTTAACCCTGTCGCCGCATTCATCCCTATTCCCTCTTAAATCTTGCTTAAATCTAAAATTGTCATTGTTCCCCAATGCACTGCACCGGTATCAATCCAGTAGCAGTTATCGCGCTTACATGGCTTCTGGGTAACCGTATGCCCCATGATTACCGCATCAATGCCGGACACATGGGTGTATTGCTTTTTATCTTCGTCTAGTCGATCACGACCCCACATGGCCAACTCAGATGGATCGCGGGATGCTGTTGGCTCTTGATTGAAAGTTTCCTTAAATTCCTCCCAATTATTCTGCTCAATATGCCCATGAACAAAACCGAACTTTTTACCGCTGCGGTTGATTTCTAGAACCACTGGCAACTCGGCGAAGGTTTTTGCAATGTTGTACATCGCCTGTCCATCCAGCATGTAAAACCACTCACCACCATTCGCAACATGACATCGCTTATATGACTCATTGTGTAGTCCACCAATGCATAAATCCTCATGATTGCCACGCACTGACGTAAACCATGGCTTTGATAGCAGCTCTACACACTGGATATTTTGAGTGCCGCGGTCCACCAGATCACCAACCGCAACCAGCAAATCATTTTCAAAGTCGAAGCCAATTTCTTTAAGTCGAGTCATAAGCAGGTTGTAGCAGCCATGAATATCCCCAACAGCCCACAATTTCCCTTTAATTTCTTTATCCCAAATTTTTACTAAAGACATATCGCCCTCACACCATTGCTAAATATTGCTTAATTTCTTTGATTGCCTCGTCCGCCCCAAAACAGACTTTGCATAAATACCCTTGTTCTTCTAAACGCTGCATGAATAAACGCTGATTTGGTTGTACTTTGCCTTTCTTGGCTTTGAGTTCAATCCACAGCCCATGAATCAATCCATTTGGAATAAGCAACTGAAGATCAGGCACACCTGCCTTTACACCCATCTTTTTAAATTTGCTTGCCTCAATAACATTCCGTGAACCACCATTTGGAATATGGATTAAGTAATCACTCAAGCGACCATTCCCATACTTCACTTTGTGCGCCCAGCTTATGAGCGCAATTTGTTCTTGATCTTCTGTCGGTGGTTTGTGGAATCGTTTTGAACGCGCCACCTTTTGAGATTGAATGCGCAAACCTTCTGGTACTTTTGAGTTCATTTAATAAGCTCCTTTATGATTTCAATTTGACGCTCAACTTGATCAGAAGCGCCACCCCAAAGATCAAACTCGGAAACAATACTTTTGAGATGATTTTGAAGCTCATTAATTTTGGATTGCCGATCATCACGCAACGCAGCGACAGCACCAGTAAACGCAATCCATCCAGCATTAAATTCACTTGATTTAGTTGTGGACCGAAAGCCGTTTTTCTTAGCGTTAAGATCAATAAATCCGTGTTCTTCTGCGATTTTGCAGTACACCTCGTACTGACGTTCAATATCGGTAATAAAATCACTCATCCCACCACCCAAAATAATTGCTTAGCTTTATCGGTTGCCCTAAGACTCAGTGGATTTGAACCGCTTGATTCCAAATAACCCTCAGCCATTAGCTGCTTAATGAAACTCAAAGTCGCTCGTTCTGAGATTCCGATCCACTGTTTGACCTCAAGCACACTTGTTCTGCCTTTCTTTTCGATAATCCCCTTTAAAACAATCACAAGTCGCTCACCTTGTTTGACCGCATGGCGAGTGCTGAAACAATCCACGGTTTTGTTGTCGTGTTGATCTTTCATGCTGCACCAACCTTACCCACCATAAAACTTGGTGGTACTGGCAATGATTGTTCTGTTGGTCGCCACATGTGCAGGCAATAAGGATGATTGTTTACATAGTCACTTTTAGGTGGGTGGTACTGAATGACACAATCACCCTCCCCCCAAAATAGCGACTTGATGAAGCACATTTCATCCCAAGTTGGGCAGCGTGTTGGAAGCGATACGCTTACATGCTCCCAACCCATTAGATCGCTAGCGATGACTGTAAAAACACACTTCTTAGCCTTTACCCAAAAAGCACCATTGTTCCCATAGCTCTCATTGCTTGCTAGTGGTCCCGATTTAATTCTGAATTTCTCTGGAACAATAAAACTCACACCCCACCTCCCACCAATGCAGCAATATCTCTAGGCACAGGCACACCATCACGGCGGCACATTTCTGCATATGCCTCTGGGTTATCGAATGGATCTGGACCAAGCTCTTGCTTAACCTGCTGCGGTTTTTCAGTCGGCTTAAATTCCTGAGCTTTCTCAACATGGCGGTTACGCACGTTCAGTTTTTTCTTTAGGTTTTCCAGAGCTAATCGAGCATCTTCTTTTTCAACTGGCACATGCTCTTTCTTCTCGTTATTCCAAGTCAGTTGAGCAGGTTCCTGATACCACTCTTGCACACGACCTTTCAATTGAGCTTCGGCAAGGTATTCCTCATACAATCGAATGAATTCACGTTTAGCCTCATACATCTCGCCATCTGTGATTAACAGCATGACTTGATCCAAAGCGAACTTTGCAATCGTTGTAATTTCTTGGTATTGCTCTCTGTTATCAGCAAGCTTGGTTTTTTTATGATGCATGATCTTGGTGTACTCACATGCTTTCACCCATGCTTTTTGAGCATTCCACCAGTCTTGGCCAACACATAATTCTTTGAATTCAGCAAAGCTAGGCATGTACTTTTTGCCTGATGTGCTAAGCAAAACAATGCCACGATCAAACTGTTGTTTGGTTACCCCAGTCAATGCATTTCCTACAATCCCTTCGACCATGCTCAATGGAAATGCATTTACCCCTTCAGTAGGGAAATTCTTATTGAACTGCGATGCATACAATGCACGAAGTGTTGCAATCAGAAACCGAATATCATATTGAGTGATTTGGTTATTCATAGGTGATAAACCTCCACAGCATTTGAATCTGGTGTTACATCAATCACGGTTGATTGTGTTTGCTCGTTAAACATTTGCATGAAGTAACCAGGCTCACTTGGTGCTTGTTGAGCATGATTGTTTTGCGGGTTGGCAGAGTGATCTGGCTTTGGAGCGAATACACCCTGATAATTTCCAATGATTGAGTTCTCCAGAGACTGGTTTGCCAATGCTCCAAATGACTCGAGTTTTTTCACAATGAGTTTTACGGCGTTTTCAGTAAGTGGTTTTTTGTTCGCTGCTCGCATATCAACAAACTGAATCCAAAGATCACGGTTCACGTTCACTGGTAATTCAACAGGTTTGGCATCGAAATCATTTGGCTTCACAGCTTTTTGTTTTTCAGCCTTCTGTTGTTCAGAACCACTCGCACTTTTTTTATTTATTTTTTTAGGCTCTAGACTAGCAGATTTATACTTAATTTTATCTAATGATGTTCCACAACTCAGTTGCTAACTCATTAGGTTCTCTCATCCAACGCCATTCAGACTCCTTCAGATGGTAGTCAAAATAATCTTTTGAGATACCATTGAACTTGGATAATCTTCGTTTACAGAAACTCCAAAATGATTCTATTCCATTTATGTGACATTGTCCTCTAGCAAACTCATTTGCTCCGTGATTTACCCTGAAATGCTTTGAATAACCAACATCAACTAGACCATTATAGCCTCGCCATCCATCACTATAAATGACACTTTCTAGTGCCACCTTACCTAAGATAACCTTTTGTAAAGTCTTCATTTTACAGTCAGGAACGATTTCAGTATAAACACGCCCATCCCGTTCAAATATTCCAAATACGGGTTGTTTTAAAGTGCCACGACCACGTTTTAACTTCCCATGAAAACCACGTTGTCGTTTAGCGCCAAAATAGCTTTCATCCACTTCAATAGAACCTACAAATTTAGTTCTTAAATCTGTTTGATGATCATAAATAGCTTCCCTAAAAAGCATGTACCAATAGTTGATCGTATTACGATTTAAATTGAGTAATAATGCAGTTTTAGAAGCGGGTATATCAATGCAAAAGCATTGAATGATTTTTTTAATCTTGTAGTGGCTTAATTTACTGTTTTTAATCATGATTACAGACCAACATAACTAGTCTGCTAGTCTAGAGCCTTTTTTATTTTGAATAGTTGGTTTTGATAGTGTGTTTTGTGTGTAAAGATTTTTTACTAGTAGCGGTAAAAATTTTTTACTAGAGTAGTTAAATTTTTTTACTATCACTGGTAAAGATTTTTTACTAGCAGATGCTTTGTTTTCACCTAGTAAAATATTTTTACTAGGGAAAGACATTTTCCAACCTACAACACATTCGTCATTCAATTTGTACGAATTGCCATGAATCGTCGAATCGCATTCAATCACTAAACCCACTTGGATTAGCTCCGCAAGTGCCTTAGTCACCGTAGGACGACTTTTGCCTGAAATCTCTTGGAATTGGCTCAGTGAGATTGAATCGAACTCTTTGAACCACCCGCGTGTCTTTCTGCAAATGATCAGGTACATCTTTGCTGCAGCATCACTAATTTGATTTAGCACTTCATCTACAAAGGCGTTTGGCACCTGAAAACTGTTTGGTGTGTATTGGCTCATTTCTTTAATAACCCCGCAGCAGCTACAAGCGCCGTCAATCTTGTTAATCCGAACGCTGTGACACGTGCTTGAGTGAATACTTTGTCACCCTCAGCACTTACTATGACTTTTGATACTTTGTTGGCCATGACCTTCTGGTCTATTCGATGTGCATAAGCACATAAACGGCGACAATGGCTGTTCTCTCGATATACCCAGCGCTTTTGAAGCATGAGATCAATCAGCTTTGATTCTTGAACACCTATGGTTTTTGCAGTTTCACGAATGGTATAGGTGTTCACCGTGTCAGCAATCACATCAACCACTTGTGCCTTAGGTTCGAGCACAGCAACATGTTGTTTAAGTGCCTCGTTCTCTTGTTCAGCAGCCAAAGCCAATTGAATAAGATCCATTCGACTTAATTCTTTAGGTTGGGCACTTTCTAATTCTTTGAGCTTATGCAGAACACTTTTACGTACACCTTTTGATTCGCGCATACCAATCAAGGTGCATTGTTCCAGTGTTAAGTGAAAACCTTGGGACGTTGTTTTGTTTGGATTTAATACTACGAAACTTTCGTAGTTCTCCCCGTCCAACTCATCAACAATTCGGACATTGAAATCGTTCAATCGAATAATGCTTTCACCATGACTTTTTCGAATCTCATTGATCAGGTCCAAAAGCTCTAGATTTGTCATCGTCTTAATTTGTGATATATTGATTGGCATGTTCATTTGATTTCCTTCTGGGTTATCAACGTTAAAAGCCTGATCTCGACCATCAGGCTTTTTCTGTTTCTATGCTTGCCGTGTATTTCTTCATTTGCTTAAGCGCTGCTTGATCAACCGCCGCAATCAACTCTGTTAAGCCCTGCGTCAATTGGTGAATTTCTTCATATTCCGCAGGTGTGATAACGCCATCTTCATAAGCTTCATACACAACATGGTTTGCCTTTCCGCTCTTAATGTTGTGCTGCATCATTGCTTCAAAAATTGATAACTCGTGATGTTTGCTTGAGTCACAGCTAACTGGCACCAATGCATAGCCAAGTTGATGTGCCCATACTTTTAAAATTTCTGGGTTCTGCGTATACATCATGATTGTTTCGAGCTTTTTTAAACTCGGTAGGTGGTTTGGCATACCTACGTTTCCGTAGTTGCAAATTGTGTTATGCGAATCACCAGTAACCTGGGCAATTTCTTTTGGTGAAATACCCTTAGTCTGGTTGATCATTTTAAAAATGGCCGTTTGTGCTTCGCGGCTAAGTGATATTTCTTGCATTTGTGAAATCCTTTTGATTTTTCACGTTTATTTAAAACATTGACCGAAACATAATTGGGTTATGCCGCTGAATTACTCTTTTTAAGAAAAAACTCAAAAAGGTTTTTATGTGAAAGTTTGTTATTGCTTGCCTCAACAATTGCCTGAATGGTTTCCATACGTGGCTTCTTACGACCATGGATTAAGTGAGATTCCATATATCCATAGGAAACACCGACACGTTGGCAGAATTGATTTTTCTCGGTTTCGCTCAAAGCTTTCCAATATTCATATAAGTTGAGCATTTAAAAATACACCCATTAGGTAAACTAATAGTAAATATACCTTTCAGGTAAAAATTATTCAACCTGTCAGGGTATTTATTTTTTCTACCCAGCGGGTAAATTAATAGATAGAAATATTGAGTACCCTTCCTATGCCTGACTTGCTTAAAATTCATGAAATTCGACTACTTAATGCTCGCAAAATAATGAAAGAAAGCGGGTTAGACCGAACCCAATTCGCTGAAAAAATTGGCATGTCTTATAATTTATTCAGCCAATACATAGGTAAAAATCCAAAAAAGAATATTGGTGACGATACTGCTGCCAAAATTGAGCAAGCATTTTTAAAGCCCAAGGGTTATCTGGATCAATCAGCGGAAATTGAAACTAGCAAACCAACATCAAACGATCGTGCAGAGCTATCAGGTCGTTGGGTCCCAGTAAAGTCATTTAGTAAAATGGGACTAGATGGATACTTCTCGGAAATGGGTTACGATGGAAATGGTGGTGACGGCTATGTCCCTTCTCTTACTGCTGGGAAATATGCCTATGCAGTAAAAGGTACTGGTGATTCAATGTACCCAGTTGTTCGAAATGGTTGGTTCTTAGTTTGCGATCCAGATGCGGAGCCGCAAGTGACTGAGTTTGTAGAAGTTCAATTAAAAGATGGTCGAAGAACAATTAAAGAATTTATTGGCATCATTGGTAATGTTCTGCATGTTTTAGCAGTCAATGGTAATGAAAGAATTACCATAGATATGGAAGACGTTGAAAGAATTGTTCCTGTTGTCGAGATAATTCCACCGAGTCGCCATCAGCACGAAATCCCATTGATTGGATAAGTAAATTACCCAATGATATTTGGAAAAGCTGTTGGTTTATATAGAAAAATTTAAACCTGCGAACCCGACGCAGCCCTTTAGAACAGATCGGGTGGAGAAAACATGTACGCAACACTTATAACTGAATACTCATTGCGCAATATCTTGATGAATAGTGCTAATTTAATAGATGAAATGCTCAAAACTGAACATGTAACTCAGAATATGCAAAATAGTTTTACATTCTATTTACCTAAAGCCAGTCAAGACTTAGCTAATTTGCAGTACATCCTCAATAGAAGTCATACAAGCTTTCAAATTATATATTCAGAAGTAAAGCCTGAAAGTTTTATTGCAATATTTTAAGATCGAATTTCTGAATTTTTAAAAGCCCTTTGTCTCTGTTCTAGAAACCCTTTTGCTATTCCATCAAGCATTTCACGATCAATTTTATTTGCGATGCAATATGTAAGATGTTCTTGAAAAACATAATCCTCAATTTTTTTCGCAGATGAAATAAGTTCATCAATTGTTAAATCATGGGTATCCATTAATTTAAGTACAACAGTAGATCGGAATGCTTGTTTCTTTTTAATTTTAACCATAACAAACTCCTTGCAACCCACCCCTGCGGTGGGTTTTCTTTTACTTATATTAAAAAAATACACCTATCAAGTAAAATTATTTTTATATTATTTTACCTTGTAGGTATTTACTTTATTTTACCTCATGGGTATATTTATTTCACAGACAACAACCCAACTGTGAGAAACCACATGTCTAATAACAAACAAACTGATGCACCCCAATTCATTGCCGATCTTTCAGGCGGTAACTTCGCTCAGCAACTTGGTATCGCTATTTCTGAAGTAGCTCAAGGCGTTGTGGCAAACGGCAAAAAAGGCAAAGTTCAAGTGACTATCGATGTTTCACATATAGGTGAATCTAACCAGGTGAATATCTCTCATACCCTTGCATATGTCGAACCAACTGCAAAAGGCAAACGCTCAGAAGACACCACTTCTGAAACACCTATGTATTTAAACAATGATGGCAGCGTCACTATTTTTGCAAACCACACAAAGCAATTGTATGAACAATTCGATAAAGCTTAATCAACAACTCAAACCCTTTTAATTTTTCAACCACCAATAGGAAAGTTCCAAATGGAAAACACTGAAGCAAAAGCAATCGCGACACTTGGCAACCCGGCTACAGATTTAACTCGTGGCGGTTTAATTGCACTAAATAACGACTACACAGTTAATGATTTGGAAGAATTCCAAAACGGTCGAAATCGTGCTCGTGGTGAACTTAAAACTCCATCTTTTGAAGACTTCAAAAGTTACGTTCTAAACTGCGCTCCTACTTTGGCCGAAGATGAAAGTTTAAAAGTTCAAGTACTAGCGCCTGTATTTGTTGACCATAAAAATGTGTCAGCAACTGCAATCTTAAACTTTACTTCAACTGGTTACTCACAGGGCCACTGCGACCATAAAGCTTTATTGCAACTTGAACCTACTGTTGTTTGGTCAAAGCTGAATGCACTTAAGGACCGAAAGTTATCTCAACGTGATTTTGCTGTTTTCTTAGAAGACTGGGTAAGCGTATTAGAAATTACCGATGCTGACGGCAATATTATTGGTGGTGCACAAGCATTATCAGCAATCCGCAATATGAAAATTGATGCCACAGTTAGTGCTGATCATTCTGTTGGTAATTTATCTGAAAGCCGTTCTCGCTTTGAACAAGTTGAAGCGCGTTCAAAAGAAGAATTCACGCCTGCGTATTTCAAGATTCGTGATTCTGCTTATTTCGGATTAGATGAGCGCCTTATTGTTCTTCGCCTAATCGTAAATACAAACGATGAAAAACCAACATTCTCAATTCAAATCGTAAAAGAAGAACTATTGCTGGATGAAATCATCCAAGACTTTAAAGCAAAAGTTATTGAGTTGCTTCCTGAGAATCCTGTGCGTATCGGCACATTCACAGCTTAATTCCAGACACAAAAAAAGCCCTGATTACTTTGGACGGCGATCATGGCCCAATGTAAACACTTGCAAGCTTACGGGGCAAAGTATGAATCAATCAGTTTCACATAGCAACACACCTGTGTTTGACGTAGTCGAAAGTCAAACGACACAAATGCTATATCAAGAACCAACTCAAGAAGAGTTGTATTCAAAGCCAGTGAACATCTTTCGCAATTTATGCGCAGTGCTTGTGATCTTCATTTCATTGGCTTCTATGGTCTACATAGCTGTTGTAGCTGATGACAACGTAGCGGTTAATCAAATGCAAAAGGCTGAAGGCATTGAAAAGTCATGAAGTACCTAAATACCCCTATCGAACCAGAAGGTGGTAAAACAATTCACCGTCAAATGGCGGCATGCTTTGAAACTTGGTTATTGAATGATGGCTACCAAGCAAAACTCTTAAAGCACATTGCTGTAGTTCGATACTTCAAAACTGGCAAGCCATCGTTAGAAGTTAATTGTCATGGTGTTATGAACACACCTGCCCAAAATCGCTACACCGTATTTTTAAAACAGTATTTGCGCCATGGGAAAGTTCTAATTACTACCCTACGCGGTCAACACCCAAAAGCTTTAAGAGTTGCAGCATGATCGAATACTGCATGTTTTGTCAGAAATTCACAGTACGCCACGGCGTTTACTGCACTGTGTGCGGATTTAAATAAAGATTAGGTGAAGTGATGAGTATTAAAGAATTAGAAATTAAAAAAATTGATGTAGGTTTGGCTCCGAGTGCAATTGCTCAAGATATTTTCACCAAGGCCGTTTCACCAGTAATGGGCATTCTTAAACAAGAAGGCAGCGATTCCGTAAAAGAATTTTCATTTTGTGCAATGTGGTTAGCCATGGGCTTGTATGTAAATAACTTAAGCACCGAAGATGCTGAGAAAGCTCTAAACCATGCAACAGCCAACATAATCACCCATTTAAAGAAATTGCGGGGTGAAATGTAATGAGTAATCCCGAAACTATCGAAATTCAAGGCTTAAGCACTATTCATAAGCTTTGCAAATTTGGTGCAGACAACAACATGGAAGGCTGCTCTTTTACTGAAATCGTTGAGCGCATGTTTGCTGAGTTAGCTGAGGCTCAAAAAGCAAAAGGTGTAATTCTTTCGTGTCAGCAACTCAAAGAAGCACTCGAGTTTGGAGCACCTGATTTATTTTCAGAAACGAAAGGTCATGAAAGTGATCTTGAATTCCAATTGGAAACTGAAATGTCCATTGAGTTTATGAAAGATGGTCATAGTGGTTCTGGTTATTACTGCTGGTATTACGACCTACCTGAAGAAGGCTCAATCATTCTTGGTGAAGAAGCACAGGAGCAAAGTCATGAAGAATAGATTTTACCTAACTTCTGCTCATGGGTTTCTCGGAACTAATGTTGTTTGGCACCGCCATGAAGGTTGTGGTTATCACACTGATTTGGATCAAGCTCACGTGTATACACTTAAAGAGGCTCAAGAGTATTGGGCGGATTCACACGGTGATTGCTTGCCAATTTCCGCTGATCATGTAGATGCTTTAGCTGTATGGAAGGTTGATTGCCAATACATACCCAAGGAATCTCAAATCATTGATGGCGTTTATAGATACGTAGCATATGAAAAAAAGAAATGGGATGGGAATGATGTTTATTGGATGAATCGATATTCATATCCAACTACCGATTTTTCACAAGCCTCTACATTGGATGAAGTAGAAGCTCAGGCATTTCTAAATAGCGAGAAAAATTTCATTGTAATACCTCGCTACATTGCTGAAAAAGTGAAACGTCGGACTTTCGATTATCGCCAAATCAACAAGAGAAAAATGGTATTTGGTGCAGGCCTAAAAACTCCTGAAATAGTGAAGAAACTTCAACGCAGAAAATCGGAACCAAAACATCGTTTTAATTGTCCATGCTGTGGACGCATTACATGGCAAGACAATCCTTATGATTATGAAGGCTGTCGAAATTTAAATTGTGATGAATGGAGTGTGCACGCATGATTCTAAAAACTAATCAATTGATGCCTGTTGAAGTTACTCGCAATGATGAAGGGTATTGGTCACACCCCGCCTTCGATAAATATTGGGCTGAAAATTATGGTGATGCCGAATACCTAAATAAACCTGAATGGGATGAATTGGAGCGTCATTTTAATATTGACACCTTTACTACATCCTTAGAGTTAGAGGATTACGATCTTTATCAGCAATATTACGAAACTGGTGAGTTATTAGCTTGGAATCCAGACCAACCAGTTGCAAGTGGAGACTGGTTTCTAATTTCCATTTACAGCAATGAAGATGGCGCATTTGCCACATGGGCAAAACCTAGACCAAATCCTATGGTTGAAGTTGAGGAAAGTTTGAAGGAGGTGACATGATGAGCAGACAAACAAGACTTTCAAAAATGACTGAAGAAGAAAAGTTGTTAGCAACAAAGTTATTTTGGGAATCACCGAATGATGCAATATTCCCACCTACAACAGTTGCACTTGTTTTTAATGTTTCTCTTCAATGGTTACAGTTGAAACGGTGTGAAGGCGGCGGCATTCCATTCACTAAAGGATTGCGGAAAATTTCATATGCAAAAGGTGATGTTATTAAATACTTTGAAGGTCAAAAACTCTCAAATACAATGTGTGCGTAAAGAAAGGAGGTTTAACCTCCTTTTTTATATCCTTCAAAAACAATGTCCTCAATTTCCTGCATTGCTAACCTTAATTTTTTATCACTTATCTGAATATAACCTTCAGTTACATCGCCCGTAACAGTGTGGTTTAACAATCTTTTAATTGTGTATTGCCCGTAATCTAGGTTTTCCGCAATCGTCCCAAATGTACGGCGTAAATCGTGAAACGTGAACTGAATTCCAGTTTCTTCAATAATTTTTCGCTTTGCATCAAATAGGTTAGTTGTATATCCCTTTAGCTTGGATTTTGGGGATGAAAAAACATATTCATTAAATTTCTGTTCGTACCGACTTCTCATTATTTCCCACAGTCTATCCCCCATCGGTAGAGAATGAGCTTCACCGTTTTTTGGATCATTTGAGGTGATCCAACCATATTTTAAATCAACTGAATCCCACTTTAGTGTCTGACACTCATCACGTCGAAAGCCTGTAAGAATTAGAGTGATAAGGAAATCTCTAACAGTGTTTCTTTCTTGCCTTAAAGCACTAAACGACATTACTGCATTAACCCAATCAGAAAGCTGTTCTTGTTTGATATATCCTTTACGGCGTTTAATTTTATTCCAAGTTCTCTTAGCCTTGAGGGTCAATACTGGGTTCACAGAGGTAATAATTGATTCATCGTTTTCATCTAAAAAATGCTCTAGAGAAAAATTAAAGATAGCCCTTAAAACAGCCATTGCTAAGTTTGCTTGAGCTGGACTCCTTTCCGATAAGTCTGTGTATTTTTGTTGGACCTGAGCTCTTGAAATTTCACCAATCTTGAAGCTCTTCCAATCTTTTAAATAGACGTTAACAACTTGGTCATAGTCTTTCAAAGTTCGTGGCTTTAGGGTTCTATTTTTAAGGTATTCATTGTATGCAAGCTCAAGCGTTGGATGCTGTCTAAAGGTAAGCAACTCACCTTCAATCTTCTGGCGCTCAGCCTTTTTTGCCTCATTTGGATTGTAACCTTGTGCCATTTGCGAAAGTAGACCTTGTGCTAAAATTCGCGCTTGAGATAGCGTTAGGTTGCCATGCAGACCTATTGTTGCTCTTACTGACTTGCCTTTGACCTTCTTTTCAACAATGTAAGTTTTACATGTGGTATTTACTCGTATAGCAAAACCAATTAGCTCGCTATCCCTGTAAATACCAGGTTCACTCAAAGCATCGATAGTTGTTTTGGTGAATTTAAGACGATCAGACTTGGGCAT